TCAGATGGCACCAATATTCGGTTAGCTACGGGTGACTTCGTCCTTAAGACGGGCGACACTATGACGGGCCCATTAACTGTAACAACAGCTAATATCACGGGAAATGCATTTTATGGTGCATCAAAAACTGGCAGCGTAACAGCCGATAGTTCGTATATTTATGTTCGTGGGCCAGCTGTCTCTTTTCAAAATGCGGGTGGCACTGCAACATTAGCAAGCATTGATTCAAGCGGTAATTTGATTGCCAACGCCAACGTCACTGCTTATTCTGATGCAAGACTTAAAACAAACATCCGCAAAATCTATGATCCTTTAGCAATTATCGATGAATTAAATGGTGTTACTTTTGATTGGATTAAATCTGGTAATCCCGGCATCGGTCTTATTGCTCAGGAAGTTCAGGACGCTATCCCAGAAATTGTTGTCGAATCGCCTGACGGATATTTGACAGTAGCTTATGCTAACCTCGTCGCGGTTCTTATTGAAGCTGTTAAAGAACTTCGTGACCGCGTTGAGGAATTGGAGGCAAGGTAATGACCCTTCCCACAACTGGACCACTGTCCTTGTCCCAGATCAATGGTGAATATGGGCGCGGCACTAATTTGAATGCTTATAGGGGGACAAGTTATTATGTCCCTCCTAATCCAGTTGTGCAAACATTCCCATCAACGGGCCCCCTTGATATATATTCATTTTACGGGACAAGCGCAACATCGAGTGTCGTCCCGGGTAGCCAGACATTCACTATTGTCGGCACAACAACCTTTACATTCCCCCCTTACAATACCTTAACAATACAAGTATGGGGAGGTGGTGGTGGCGGTGCATATTATAGTAGTACAAGTAATGCAGGTGGTGGAGGCGGTGGCACATCGTCTGTGACCACAACTGCTGGGACTATTTCAGCAACGGGCGGTTCGGGTGGAGGTTCTTACGGATCAAATCCAAGTGGGGTAAGCTACGGCGGATCTGGATCCGGGCCATCTGGAACATCGACAGCTAGTGGTGGAAACGCTTATGCTGTAGCATCGTATAACACAGTATATGGTGGTTCTGGCGCAAATGGTGGTGCGGGAGCTTCTGGCAATACTAATGGGCAATTCCCCGGAGGCGGAGGTGGCGGATACGTCAACCAATCTGGTGGCGGTAGCACTCGTTATGTATCGGGCGGTGGCGGAGGTGGCTGGGCTTCCTATACGTTTACATCTTATGTCCCTCAAACTGTGTCCGTAACAGTAGGTGGGGGCGGTAGTGCTTCAGATGGTGTAAATTATGGCGCGGGCGGTCAAGTTTATATATCTTGGAACTAATACAACATCTTCTAAAATCTAAACAAATAGCGTATAATGCATTTAAATCTTCTGGAGTACTAAAATGAGCTGGTGGAACGACTTCGTAAAAGGGTTGGGTAATTCTTCAAATACTAATGCCAGCTCGGTTAATGTTAATCCTGATGATTTTCTCCAATATACTTCTTGGAATGCTCCTTCGTCGGCAACTTCTACGCCTAAAGCAGCTCCTAAAGTTCCCCCAAAAACTACAGCCCAAAGAAATCCTTACGCAGATGCTGCTGCTTACAATTTTGGTTGGGGTTCAGCCGCTCCCCCAAGCACACAGTCAACCACTCAAACTGTTGTTCCTAAACCTCAAACAACAGCTCCAAAATCTACTGATATGTGGGCTAATAGAACAAATGTACCAACTCCGCCGGTTCGCCCTGATAATCTTGGGCAGTCTTCTAATTCTCAGCCATCGGCTAGGGATCTTTGGGAGATCTATAATCAAACTGGCAACCCAGCTGACTTTATTCGCGCATCTAATGCATCACAAGGGATGGCATCTGGCGGCGTTGTTGAGAAAGCTAAAAAAATCTCTAAAGAAAAGTCTGTGCCTTGCCACTCTGGAATTATTAACATGGCTGTTGGCGGCAGGACTGATCACATTCCTATGAATGTGCTTGAAGGTTCTTATGTTCTTCCAGCTGATATTGTGTCCGGTTTAGGCGAAGGAAATACTTTAGCTGGGTCTAAAATCCTCGATAATATGTTCTCCTCTGGTCCCTTTGGTCAGGCGATTCCATCTGCCCACGCAAGCCCAAGAATCCCCGCTGGTGCAAATCTTATGCCTAAAGCAAAAGGTGGCGCTATCCGTAAAGGTAAGAAACCAATTCCAATCATCGCTGCTGGCGGTGAATATGTCGTGACACCAGATGTTGTTGAGCGTCTTGGTCAAGGTGATATGGATAAAGGTCACCAATACCTTGATAATTTTGTTAAATTTGTCCGCGTACATACAGCTAAAACATTACAGAATTTACCCGGCCCACGGAAGGATTAAGTATGGAATCCTATGAAGTACGGTTAGCTACGCCTGACGACGAAGATAATATCTTTGAACTTCTTACTATGATGCATTCCGAAAACGGCGTGTTTGTCATGGATGATGATAAAGTTCGTGATATTATTCGTAATGCTACCAATGGGAATGGTGGCATTATAGGCGTTATTGAGGGGGGCAAAAGGTTAGAAGCCGTAATATGTTTGGCTATTGATCAGTATTGGTACACGACTACTTATCATCTGATTGATTTATTTAACTTTGTTCATCCTGATTACCGTAAATCTACACGCGCAAAATCTTTATTATCATTCGCTAAAAAATGTTCAGATGAAACAAAAGTACCCCTTATGGTTGGGATATTTTCCAATATTCGTACAGAGGCAAAAATTAAGCTTTTTGAACGTCAACTTCCAAAAGCTGGAGCATTTTTTCTCTACAACGAAAATTATGCAAGGATGAACTAATATGTGCTTTGGTGGTGGTAGCAACACAACTGTACAGCAGTATACTCCGCCGGCTGCGGTATCGGATGCGTATAATTATTTATTGAGCCAAGGCCAAAGCCTCGCTCAGAATCCTTATCCTGCGTACACGCAACAAGCCGCCCAAAATGCACAAGCAAACATCGGCAACCTCGTTGCTCCTATGTCAGCAAATCAGAATGCTGCTATTGGCGGTATTCAAAATTTAACTGGCTATATGAATCCATTTATTCAGGGCGCAGCTGGATTAACAGCTCAAGGCGCACAACAAATTACGCCTACACAGTTTAATGCTGGTAATGTTAATCAGTATCTTTCCCCATATTTACAAAATGTTATGGGATCGACTGTTGCTAATATTAATGAGACAAATGCACAGCAACAACAACAACTTACTGGTAATACTATCGCTCAGGGCGCATTTGGCGGTGACAGAGCTGCTATCGCCCAATCTGAATTAGCGCGTCAGCAAAATCTCGCTAATAACGCCACATTAGCTAATATTGCTAATACTGGTTATACAAGTGCTTTAGGTGAGTTTAATAACCAACAACAAACTGGTATCCAAGCTCAACAACTTAATAATGCTTTTTCTCAACAAGCTGGCGCTCAGCTTGCGAACATCGGTAATCTCGGTCAAACAGCTAATTTAGCTCAACTTCAAGCTCTCTATGGGGCTGGTACTGCTCAGCAACAGCAACAACAAGCTGGACTCAGTACCGCCTACCAACAGTTCCTGAACCAAAATGCTTATCCTTACCAACAATTATCTTGGTTGGGTGGTTTGGATGCTGGAGCCGCTTCTGCATTGGGCGGAACAACAACAACTACAGCCCCCGGTCCAAGTGGTCTTAGCCAATTAATTGGTATCGGTGGTATGCTTGGTTCATTAGGCGGATCTGGCGGTGTCGGTGGTTTATTTAGCAGTATTGGAGCGGGCCTTGGTAATATTGCTTCTGCTTTAGGACCAGCTGCTCTTGTTGCTAAGGATGGCGGTCGTATTACAGAAGAACGGGCGAATCATTTCGCAAGTGGTGGTATCGCTGATATGTCATCGACAGCGTCTCCTATTTCTGGATTAACCCCTGCTCAATTCATGCCTACGGGCCAATCTAACATCGCAAACATCCATCAGGGTGGCGGAGGCGGTGGTGGTGGCGCACAATCCCAAAATTCATCTAATAACTTAGATGATATGGTTAAAAACATTAGACTTATGATGGGCAAGGATAAGAGCCAGCAGCCAGATTCTGGAAGCGCCCCAGCTCCTAAAGCTCCATCCACACCTACTGTTGATCAAAGTTCTGCTTCTTTGGCTTCGAATCAGGCTGAAATGCCACAAGCATACAGCGAAAATAAATATGGCGGCGTTATTCATAAGGATGCTGGCGGTAGCATTACTTTGCCATATGGTCTTGTTACAAGCAAAGATCTTCAGGAACAAGCTCAATCAAACCTCGGGGCTGGCGTACCCGAATCATCATCTATGGAAGCTCTTGCTGATAGGGGCGTCCTTGGTTCAGCGCGTGGCGGTGTTATTAAAGGGTATGATGAAGGTGGACCTGCAAACAATAACCCGCCTCAATTTGACCCGACTGTTTATGCTGCGAAAGCATTGCCTTTCTTAGCAACTCGTGAGAGTTCTAATAACGCTAATGCTCAATCTAATTCATCTTCGGCATCTGGCTTATATCAGTTTACTGATCCAACATTCCAAAATGTTCTTGCAAGCCATCCCGAATTACCAAAGGACGTCACGAAAAACGATCCTCGCGTTGCTATGGCATATGCTACCGATCAGGCTAAAGTTCTTAATGATAATGGTATTGAGCCAAGCCCAGAGAATATCCATACAAATTGGTTCTTAGGGCCTTCTGGTGGTACAGCCTTCCTTAAAGGCATGAAAGATAATCCAAACGCACCCGCCACAAGTTTCGCTGGTCGCGATCAGGTTGCTTCTAACCCAAGTGTATTCTTTAACAAAGATGGTTCCACTCGCACTGTTGCGGAAGTTTATGCGCATATCAATGGTGTTGGCGGCGGCGTAGCTCAACCAAGCACGACACCTCAACAGACTCAAACGCCTACAACTTCTGATAATATCCCATATAGGTCCACATCCACGAAGGAAGGGTTATTTGGGGCATTGGGTATTTCTATGACTCCAGAAGAGCGCCTCGCTGCGTTCACTGCATTCGCTAAATTGGCTGGTACACCCGGTAAGTTTGGTCAAGGATTGGCTGCGGCTGCGGATACATACGCTAAAACTCTTATGGCGGGTCAAGAACAAACTCGCCAGACAGCTTTGGCTCAAGCTCAGGGCGAACAAGCTCGTTCATCCGCGAAATTGTCATCTGCGGAAGCCCGTCAGAAAGGCCTTATGCCTGTCCCCGGAGGCTTTGTCCAAACTGGAGAAAACCCACAAGGTCAGCTCACGCTCACAAACGTGGATATTCCAAACGCTGGTCAGACGGTCACAGTTGGCGGCGCATCTCCGAAAGCTGGGGAAGCCCCTGCGGGAGGTGCAACACCTCCAACTGGCGCTCCTACGGCTCCTACAGCCCCCCAAACACCATCATCTATTGATATGTCTTTAGGGCCACAATTGGATAGCCAAAAAGATTCTAATTCAATCAGCAAAGACCAATCGTTACAACGTCTTGGACAAGAGGCCCGCAAAGCTGGTATTGGTCCTCAGATGGCTGATGTCCAAAAACAATTTGGCGAAATTTATGGTCAAACTCAGAAAGAACAGCAAGCTGCATATAATAATGTTGGAACCATTCAACAGACGACTCGTGCATTAGCTGATTTACCTAATAAAGGTCCATTAACACCCGGCGCTGCGGATCAAATTCGTCTTAACCTTGCTAATTATATCAATACCATCGGTAAGGCTGCGGGTATCGATATTGGGGCGACAGACAAAACTTTATCATCTTCACAAGTTCTTGATAAACTTAGATATATTCAATCTCAAGGCGCTCAAGTTGGCATTGGTAAAGAAGCTGGTTTCTGGTTGGATAAATTATCAAACACTTATCCAAACACAGCTCTTACTAAAGATGCATCGAATGAGATTCTCTCTAACATGATCGTTAATAATGGTATCGCGATGGATCGTGCTCGCGCTATCGATAAATACAAAACTTATTCTGGTTATGCTGGGACAAACTTCAATACGGCATTTGATTCCATCAATAAACCAAGCGATTACTCATATGAGCGTCAGGCTGTCCAAGGTCTTCTCGGTCTCGATATGCAAGTTGGTAACAGGAACGAAAATCCCGTTACTATGCTTCAAGAGCATAAGATGACCCCTGAACAATTTGATGCTATCGCTAAAAAACTTTACGGCATTAATAATCTGTCCCGTCACTTTGGATACTAATTATGGCTGACCAATTTGATCCCGTATCAGCATTCGTGCAATTGGGTCAATCTCAGTCCGCATCCTCACAAGGGGCGGCTACAACAACGCCTGACAGTAAGCCTCAAGACATCGTAAGCTCTTTTGTTAATTTAGGACAACAACAAAAGGGCGATCAAGAAAAGGCGAATAAAGACGCTGCTTATGAGCAGAAGGTTCAATCATACGCCCCTGAAGCAGAAAAAAATGCTGAAGCACAATGGGCTGGCAAACCTCCTAGTATTCCAATCCTTTCCACCGCTGTTGATGCGGCTGGAAGGGCTATTGGAGCTTCATTGGGGTACGGAAAAGGATCTAACTTTTCAGAACGCTATAATGATCTGTCCGCTTGGGAAGAAGCGATGGATCGCGCAATGGAGAAAAAACATCCTATTCAATCCACTATTAATGATATAGCTGGTGCGGCTGCCTTGCCTATTGGAGAAATTGCGGCCCCCGTCGAAGCGGGCGCGGCTGCGTTAGGTTTGGGCAAAACAACGGCATCTGCTCTTGGCATGGGCACTGAAGCTGGAGCGATCTCTGGTGCAAGCCAATTTACTGAAAACCAACTTGGTACAAAGCCCGAATCGGAAAAAGGTAGCACTCTCGGTGCAACTTTAACTGGTGCTGCTTTTGGCGCGGGTCTCCCCATAGCAGGTAAGGCTGCTTCATTAGGGTATGAAAACATCATCCCTGATTCGATCAAAGCTGCGTTTAGAAACGACAGCTATCAGTATCGCAAGATCGCTGACGCATGGGCACAAGACATAGCTGATGGTACAGCTCGTATGACACCTGATGAGCTGCAGTCGGCTATATCACAAGGGCACCCAGTTAATATCTTTAGTGCTGGCGGCACTAATATGGATAATTTATCCCGTAGTATTTTTAAAGGGAACAAAGAAGCTGCGGATGTATTTGCTAACAATATGTATGATCGGCTGTTAAACAAAAGCCAATCATTCCCAGATTTTGTCGCCAATAACATTAGCACCATCAATCATAACCCCGAAGATATTATTTCTGGGGCAACTGAAAGATTTCGCGACACCGTTAATGATATGGCGGATACAACTGGCGAAGGTTATATCAATACAGATAAACTCAAAACGCAAGCTAAAAAAGCCGCCAAAGATGCATCTGACTCAGAGTTCCAAAAAGCATGGGATAACAATAATCCCGAAGGCCATTGGAATCCAAGTTGGAATGAATTTCTTAATGATCCCGACTTTGCGTCATCTGTGCATGAGACCAATAACACGATGTCGCGTTTATATGGCGATTCGTTTCAGCCGCCTATTCGCCCTGTTGGTGAATTAGGCGTAGAAGCACTTGGTCTTGACCCAACAGTCACTCAGCGCCTCCGTGAAGCAGGTGTTGGCACGATTGCTCAAGCGCAAAGCGCAAGTAAAAGTTTGCCGAAAATTTTATATCAAGCCCCAGAGGATGCTGCTGTCGAGGATCTTGCTCGTCAACAAGCTCAGTCAGCTGCGGAAGACGTTGAGAAGGCTGTTGAAGGAATTAACCCAAGGCAACTCACTGTCGTTGACCCCAAAGGCGTTGGCGTAGAATATCTTGATCGTCTTCAGAGAGAAGTAAAACAAGCTTCTAATCCTTATTTTGCTAATCCAGCTAAGTATGAGATCGGCGAAAAAGTAAAGGGCATGGCGAATGACATTACGAGTGATCTTCGCGATCCAGAGAGCCCTCGTTATAGTGAGAATTATGATAGAGCAGCTCAAAACTATCAAAACTTCCGTGGCGAATCTAATGCTCACGATGTAGGTCTTGATTTGCTTGGTTCGCTTAATAAAAATGATAGATTAAGCAAAAATGCTAATATTATCAATAATATGAACGATCAAGAAAAATCTGTTGCTCAAAAAACTGTTCTTGCTTCATTCATGGATCAGGCTAGTCGGTCTAAGACCCCAGTCAATTTGACTAAATATTTTGAAGACCCTTTGATGGATCAAAACCTTCAAACATTATTTGGTCCAGAAAAATATGCAAGGCTTCGTGGACAAATTTACAATGAAGCAAATATATCTCAAGCGAACAAGATTGCGAATGATTTAATTCGTCCGGGATTGAAACCGAATATTCTCTCTCAGCATATTAAAGAATTGGAAAATATGGATCCAATTCATAGAGAAATCGCTAAAAAAACATTAATGACGCATTTCAATGCTATCGCTGAAAGAAAAGGTGGCGATGCGTTATTACCATTTATGCAAGGTTCAGTTGGTGAAGCATTAAGCCATGTTTTTGGCCCAGATGAACTTGAAAAAATGGAAAAATTTGCTCGGTTCCAAGCATTAGCTAAAAAATCTACAGCTGAAGCATCTCAATTAGGTTCTGTTGCTCGTAACAGTAGGATCCAAGATCTCTTATTAGCTATTACGGGGTTCCATGGGGCAGCTGGATTAAACTTCATTCGTGAAGAACTGAGTAGTCGTTTGGGTAAAAAATACGCTGAAAATTTTTCTCAGAAACTTTCGTCTGGCGATATTGATGAAATCCGCCAACTTATGTCTCAATCTAAGAATAATTCTAAAGTATCAAGTGCTTTAGCGGCGGCTTGGCCTAAGATCAATAGTTTATTATCTCGCGGCGCTGGTACATTAGGCGGTAAAATGTTCAGTGAAGGCGGAGAAGTTAAGCGTATAGAACGCTCAACTGGTGGTCGTATCCCAGAAATGGATAAATTATTTAAACAAGCAAAGAAGTATGTGGATTCGCACACGAAGAACATTTTAAATGCTCCGGATGATGTGGTTGTGAGAGCTTTGCACATTGCAAAACGTAAAGTGTAGGAGTTCTCATGGACCCGTTAACAATATTAGCTTCTATTAAGGCCGCAAATGAAGGCATTAAACAGTCTATTGCACTTGGTCGGGATATTATGGACACTGCTAAACAGCTGTCCGATATCATGCAAGGTGTCGCTGATCTCACTAAACTTACTGTGGACCCGCCTAAAGGGTTTGGTTCTCACGGCTCCGCTGAAGAAATAGCTCTTAAGGCATTCCAAGCCAAAAAGGAAGCCGAAGAAATATTTGCGACTTATAAAAACCAAGTCATCGCAGAACACGGTATCAATGAGTGGGAAAAGCTCCAACGTCAAATTATTGACACTCGTAAAAGGCTTAAGGCTGAAGCAATAGCTGCTGCGCAGAAAAAAGCAGAAGACCAATTATTTGCCGCTGTCGTCAGTTTTAGTTTAATCGGTATAGCAATTACTGTGTATTTGGTATACTATGCGTTGAATTATCACTGAGGAGCGGGTAATGAATCTTGGAAAATTTGGAGATCTTATCGGGGCAGTTGCTCCCACTATCGCTACTGCTCTTGGCGGCCCTTTGGCTGGCATGGCAGTCAAGGCCATATCAAGTGCTTTATTGGGACATGATGCTGGTTCGGAAGATGATATTAATGCGGCGCTTGCTAATGCGACTCCTGACCAAATTACTGCATTAAAGAAAATAGATGCTGACTTCAAAGTTCAAATGAAGTCACTCGATATCGATCTCGATAAAATTTCAGAACAAGATCGCGAATCAGCTCGTGAGATGCAATCTTCCACACGGGATTGGATACCACGCGCCTTGGCTATTTTGGTGACCGTAGGCTTTTTTGGTATAATTATCTATATGATGCGCTTCGGGATGCCATCAAGCGGATCAGAAGCCCTCTTATTGCTTCTCGGGAGCCTCGGAACAGCTTGGACAAGTGTTATGTCGTTTTACTTCGGCTCTAGCTCTGGGTCTCAAGATAAAACAGACGCATTAACGGCTCATCTTTCCAAAACGAGTGGCAAATGAAAGAGAACTTCGACAAAGTTATGGGGTATATCCTCCAATCCGAAGGCGGCTTTGTAAATGACCCCCGCGACCCCGGAGGCATCACAAACCATGGCGTCACAAAGAAAGTTTGGGACGATTATGTTGGTCGCGAAACCACAGAACAGGAAATGCGCGATCTTACAGAAGATGATGTAAAACCCCTGTATAAAAAGAATTACTGGAATGTGGTTGGTGGGGATTCCCTCCCAGATGGCGTTGATTATGCTGTTATGGACTACGCAGTTAATTCTGGAACATCACGCGCTATCCGCGCTTTGCAAACAGCACTTGGCCTTGATGCAGATGGTGTCATTGGCCCATTAACTTTAAAATCAGCTTCTGAAGCTAACGCTAAAGACTTGGCGGAAAAAATATGCGAAGAACGTCTTGCTTTTATGAAGCAAGCAAAAAACCCTAAAACTGGGTCTTTACTATGGGATGTGTACGGTAAGGGTTGGGGCAATAGGGTTGAGTTAGTGCAGACCCGCTGTAATGAGATGACAGCGTAATTTATGCTGGGGAGCTACATATGAAAATGTCTTTAGAGCAAGCCCGTCTAACAATAGAGGGGATACCGTCTTGCATCGATAATAATGGAAAAATATCTTGGTTAAAATTGGGTAAAATGATTGGCGTATCAGCAAGCGCCGCCAAAGAACGTGTTGCTACATTACAGCGTAATGGTTTAATAAACGAAAAATACTCGCCTAATGAAGCCCACGAATTTTTCCAAAATAAAGTTTCCGTCAATAAAACAACACCAACATACGAAGCCCCAGATCTTCTTGACCCTGAAATGTCCGCGGAGGACTTAATTGAGCGTCTAAAGAAGAGTTTTGTCCGCAAACATCAGGCGGCTATGTCCCGCGAATGGATGACATTTAAAATGAAATCCAATGGGCCTTATGGGCTTTGTTTCGTGGGGGATCCTCATGTGGATGACCCCGGATGTAATTGGCCCCTTTTGGAACGCGATATAGACTTAATAGCGAACACAGAGGGGATGTATGGGGTTGCTCTGGGGGATTACACCAATAACTGGGCTGGAAGGCTTCAGCGGCTTTATACGAAGCAGGAAACCACTGTCTCGCAAGCATGGAAATTGGCGGAATGGTTCTTTGGTCGCAAAAAGCCTAATGGTCAGTCTATTTGGATGCTTTTAATTAAAGGTAACCACGATGCATGGTCTGGGGCATCTGACCCCTTAGATTGGATGTCCCGCGGAAGTGCTGTTTTATCGGATTGGCAAGCTAAATTTTCTGTCGAAGCCGATAACGGGGCAAAAATATCCATCCACGCCGCCCATGATTTTGCTGGATCTTCAATCTATAATCCTCTCCATGGCCCAATGAAAATGGCTAAGTTTGATGGAAGGGCAAAGATCTATGTATGCGGGGACAAGCACAATTGGGCTTGCATGGAGCTTGAGGATATGATGGTCCCCGGGGAAGTTTATTGGGCTTGCAGAGCTCGGGGCTACAAATTCCTTGATGACTACGCTGAAAAGCTTGGGTACAGTGGTCAGATGTACGGTGCTTCTATTACATTGGTTGTGGACCCCGACAAAGAGGGCCCATCATCATATAGGTGCTTCCCCGACTTAGAGGAGGCAACTGAGTTCCTGACTTGGAAAAGAAGGGGTTTGTGATGTCTGGTGAAGTTATTGAAATGCAACCAAAGGGGACAGGGCCAAAAATGGTCCTGTCTCGTGCTTTAAAGGATTCAGATAATATTGAGAGCGTTGTTGTCCTCTCCATATCTAAAAATGGCGAATACTCATTCGACGTTTCTGATATGACAAATGTGGATCTTTGTGGGTATTCATTTTTTTTACAGATGATGGCATCTGAATGTATGTTCACAGTTGACCCAGAGGAAGATAAAAAAGACATTTAAGTCTGTTTTTGCACTGTCTTTAATTTATTAGCCATATTTACTATATCAGCATCTTCCGCCACAAATGATGATGCGAATGAAGCATAAGCCAACATATCAACCCAAGAATCGTGATGCGATTCATTGTTTGCTATTCTCGATGCTTTAATGGACATCATAATAATACAAACTTCATAAGGTGTAACGTGTCTATTTAAAAATTGGCTCGCTATCTTGGCGGCTTTTTCCATACCGACAGATACATCGCCATATTGTTTACCACGTTCTGATACGATATCTAAACTTTTTTCTAATGTATGCGTGTACTTCACAAACCTTCTCCTTCTTCACAAAGCATAATAAGAAAGCTTGACTTGTGTGCTGTTTCTATTGGTTGCCAATTCATTACTTTCGTCCTTTTGGTATTACCTTTATCATATACAGCCTATCGCTTGGTCTACCACAATTTTTGGCTTGTTCTCTACTTACTGAAAATAGACCAGTTCTGTGCGTAAATTCTTCATCATATCTTTGGTCAAATGTATTATCATAAACTATATGATAAGTGGGGTATCTTGCTGGCGCATCCATAAATAATGGCGTCATTCT